TATGATGCCGGCTCTCTTGCTGTGTATCTTGCTTGTTTTGATGGCCACAAGAAAGTGTTTCTACTTGGATACGACGGATATGATATGCCGGGCCCGGTCAACAATGTCTATAAAGATACCAACGGCTATCCTGCCGGCACAGAAATACACTCAGAAAACTTTTGGAATTTATCTTTACTTTCAGTGATTCAAACTTATCAAGACGTTGATTTTGTCAGCGTAATGCCAACACCCAATTGGTATGTTCCAACTGAAATTGCCAAACAAACAAACTTTAGACAAGTTGATTTTAGAAATTTTGTATTAGAAGCCGATATTAATTAATTTAATATTGATTCTAAAACTTTAATTTTTTTCTTTACAATATCAAAATTAAAACTACGCCATAGCCCAGGATGTAACGGTCTTGGATGATCGTTTATCTCAACCCAACAATATCCTCTATGTTCATCGTTAAGTACAGGTACAAACTCGCTGTCTACGTTAACTAAGAATGTATAATATACAAACTTTCTATTATCGGCTGTAAAAGTTTCCAATGGAATAAATTTTTGTTTAGAAAAATCTTGTCCAATTTCTTCTTGGATTTCTCTAGTCAAGGCTTGTGTTACTGTTTCTTTGGGTTCAATTTTACCACCAACAATGCCCCAAGACCCTGCGTGTTTACTTTTATTTCTTAGTAAGAAAAGATATCGATTAGTAGCGCGAGCATATACCAATGCCCCTACCCCTTCAGTATGTGTTTCGCCCATTTAGATAATTAAACTCCAACGTCCAGCTGGATATAATCCTTCGTAGCTCTTGACCCACGACTCCCCAGTCCATCGATATTGAACGGTTGTTTTTAAATTTGAAATGTACTGGGAATTGGCTTCACGACGGCTGTCAAACGCCACAGTCCAGTAACTACCATTCCACTCAATGATGTCGTTTGCGTTGGCAAGCAATTCTGTGCCCGGTGTACCGGCCCATGCTAATGCGCTTTCACTACCAACAGCACCAATTGGGTTTAAAATTAGATAACGTGTACCTGTTGCTGGATTTAAAATATTACTGTCCACAGTTACATTTTTTGGGTCAATGATAGCATTAACAGGAGGTAACGTATTTGCTGGTAATGTCTCTGGAAAAGCAGTAAACAATAATTGCGTATGATCTGTTGGGTTATAAGCAACTGTGCCTGCTATTTCGTGTGTACCGTCTGGGTAATCAAATGTTAATCTAATCTGGCTAATACCATTTGTCAACGACCCAAATATGTTTACAGCATCGGCCCAACTTGCTAGATCACCGTGAATTTGACCATCAACTACACTAGCCCTCTTATATAAAGTTAGTGTATTGCCAACATATACAATTTCATAATCAAGCGGAGTAACTCTTTGTCTGCTCATTAAGCCACCTAGTTTTGCAATCAACTCTGGATCTAAGTCACCGTTGGCATCGTACACACTGGCAATAATTTGAGCAACAACTCCCATCTTCTTGACCTTGGCAGGCAAGGTTAACCAAATTGGTAATTCAAAACTTAATGTGGCAATGTCGATGCTCTCGTCACCGCCCATTGGAACAGCACGACTTGTATAGTTTACACCTGTTAATAGCACTACACTTAGACTTGTCCAGTCTACAAAATTATCTGTGCTTTGTATTTCTAATCCGGGATTAAACAGCGGCAGTATCTGTTCAATCAACTGATGTTTCTGTTCTGTATTACTGGTCCAAATATCAACTTTCATTGACAGTTTGTATGGAGCCGGCATCATTCTTTCAACTGTATATAATCCGTCTTGAGTATTTGTGTAATCTTGAGTAGCGTGATCGTATTTGCGTTCGCGCACACGAAGAGAACCTTCAAAGTAAGGATTTTGTACACGATCTCTTTCGTAGTCCAATGCCGAGATGTAGACAGCCATTGCTGGTACAGAGTTTAATGTGTTTTCGCTGTTACCGCGCAGTATCATTGCCGCCTGGCGACTAATATCGCCATAGTACACAGGCACAGTTTGTAAAGCACGTTGGGTACCGTTGGTATTATTACCAAACTCTACTTGAAAGTTTGATAGCATACGAATAAATTGTATAACGAATCGGCGAATTTGCTTATCGTATGAAAACTGTACAGGCGCCATTAATTATCTGCTTTCGGTCTTAGTGCTTGACTCAACGGTTGACGTTCGTTAAATGTATTTCCGTTGTTGTCTACATATTGTCTAGTATTATTTACGTAACTCATACGTTGTGTCTTATTATCTGCGCCCGGAGTTAAGTTTGTACGAACGTTGTCTTCTATCTTGTTCCAACGCATACCATCAAATCTAAATAAACGATTTGGCAAATAGTCTAAGCGTAAGAAATAATCCCCTTCACCGGCATTGTTAGGAAAGCTAATACCTGACCCGGTAATAATTCCATTTGGCGCCTGTCCGTTGCCGGTTAGGTAACCTTCTACTTTTTGTGTTGGAGTTGGAGTCGCCTGAACACTAACTTCAAAGTCAACTGTTATATCTGTGTTGTCGGCTAAAATTGAATTGCCAACTTGTACATCTGTAACTGAGTCATAATATGGCGTAGTATCGTAACCACTCTTAGGAACGTCTAGTTCTGCTTGCACAACAATAGAATCGTTAATATGTTGGTACGTACTCAGAGTACTTAAAATGTCACTGGTTTTAGTACTAGCCGTACCAGCCACAATTTGATTAAGAATGTCTTTGTACTCCTGACTATCTACTAAGGGATTAAGTTTAACTCGCCATAAATGTGGCCACCAAGTTGGACTAAAGCCCTCCGAAGCAAAACTAGCATCACCCACTACATAATAACGTTTTAGAGCAATGGGCACATCTTGGTCTAAGGCATCGTAATCTTTTAAATGTTGTAACTCTAGTACGTCACCGGCAACTAGTTTACGACCAATTTGATCAACCATGTCACGTAAATGGAATACCATAAAGATAGTTCCGGTTTGTAAGAACAGGCCAAATTGGCTTAGGTCAAAGTCCTGATCGCCACGTTGATAGATGCCACGCATTTTATAAAGATTGTGGTCATACTTACGATCGCGGTTTTCTACCCATAATAAATCTTGGATGTTTTTTTCGCTTTGATTAATGTAATCAGGTACAGTAGCATCTGTGCTACCGGTTTGTTCAACGGTTCCTAGGTACTTGTTTAAAAGTACACCAGTTCCACCAATGGTAAACATTTCGGATATGCGTCTATCCATAAACTTATAATCATTTGTGTGGGCACCGTCTTTCCAAAGACTTAAACGTGGCATAGCTAATCCTATATTGTAGTATTTATGGGTTTGACCCATTAAGGGTTTTAATGTATAATACCAGTATGGAAGATACAATTCGCCGTATAGACGAGCTATTTTTTAAGATTATTACTTGTAAACAAGAGCACCAGCGAGATCTTAAGCGTTTATGGCACCGCTGTAAAGACATAATTACCGAAATTAGTCGAGAAGATGTAATATGTCGTAGAAAAGGGCGGGACACAGTACGCAAGTTAGAATTGGTAGCGGAATTGGATGAGGCTATAAATACCCTGGAGCAATACCTTGTATTTGCTACACTTTTAGGCGGTTGACTAAATATTCCCAAAATGCTATACTATAGATTATGTTGATATTTTTAGATACAGAATTTACAGATTTTCCTGAGTCCGAGTGCGACTTGATCTCCATTGGATTAGTTGACGAAAACGGTAGGGAATTCTACGCAGAAAGCACACAGTACCGGCAAGAGGCCTGTAGCCAATTTGTGCGCGATGTGGTAATACCTTTATTGGGTAAACATCACAATCGTGTAGTGGATAACTATTTTGGCATTGCTAAAAAGTTAAATGAATGGTTAAAGTTTTACGACAATCCACACGATGTTGTTACTATCTGCTTTGACTACAATACAGATTGGGCATTAATGGCTCGTATGCTATTATTGCTACCTGAAGAAGAATTGTTTGACAACATCCAAGCAAAAAACATTTGGGGCGACTTAGACAAACAAGCCTTAGATTGGTTTTGGATGGAACGAGACACAATAGGCTGGCAACAGCACATGGCATTATATGACGCACATGGAAATAGATTTGCGTACAAGCCTTTAGTAAGAAATCGTCATAATGAACTTAACGGAGAACAGTAATGGCAACAGTAGCTGGTATTAAAATTAAATCCAAGGCAAAAACACAACGCAACCCATTGATGGTTGATGAAAAGTACACAGGCGGTGAGCCAGTCTGGGACACCGAACGTGCCACAGCATTTGATGATGCCACATTTGACCATTTTATGCGTCAAAGTTTTTACTACTACAATTACTATTACAGCCAAAAAGATTGTAAAAAGTATGTGATAGAGTGGATGAAAACACCTGAGCTTAAATTTACAGCCGGGGATATTAAAACATTTCAGCGTAGCCCAGATAAAGCAATTGAAATGACAGCGTGTAGTCTTATTATGGCAAATCGCGTTGGTATGCCATTCCGTGGACGTCACGTTGAATACATTAAAGGTTGTATTGCTCGAGCAATTACTAGCACAGCCGATGAAGTTGAAGAAATAGTAGCAGACAAACCTAAAGCATACGTTCCTACTATTCAAGACCGCATGAACGAAAAGACAGCAGATACAATTGGCGAGCTTGAAGGTCATTATGATGAGTTTATAATGAATTCTAAGTATCAGTTTAAGTGTTATGATTTCTTAGTTGCCAACAACGTGCCGCAAAGTCAGCTTAGTAAATACGAAGCAGTTTATCAGGCACGATTTGACGAGCTCAAAGCCGCATACGAAAAACAAGATCCTCAATTGGTTGAAGGCTACAGCCACCTGAAGGCCGCAGACTTTAAACGGTTCTTTACTTTCCTTGATCAAATCTTAAACGACATACAACAATATCGTGGAGTCAAGAAAGCCACCAAAAAAGTACGTGCGCCCAAGTCTATTAGCAAGGAAAAAGTAGTTAGCAAACTCAAGTATGCCAAAGAAGATAAAATATTGCGTCTTGTAAGTGTGAACCCAGTTGATATCATTGGCGCCCAAGAGCTTTGGGTGTTTAATATTAAAACTCGTAAACTGGGCAAGTATGTTGCTGATAGTTTACAAGGACCATTGCGTATTAAAGGTACCAGTGTCGAAGGATTTGATCCTTTTAAATCTAACAGCAAAACATTGCGTAAGCCCGAAGAAAAGCTCAAGGAGTTTGCCAAGGCTACAAAAGTCCAATTACGCAAGTTCCTGGAAGATATTAAAGCCACTGAAACTAAACTCAATGGGCGTATTAGCACAGATGTAGTGCTACTTAAAACGGCATAACGTTCTTGTGTACAGTAATAAATACTGTACATAGGAACTAATAATGGCCACCCCATATCCAAACACACCAACTGCTGAACCCGGCTTTGATATACACAATAACTTCACAGCCAAGAGTTTATTTAACCCTGCCACAGGTAGTCAAAGTGGCCCACATATCGCCTTTGATGGATCGGTTTTAAGCAGTAACGACGCCCAAAGAGCCGCAATTACAGACTACATACGTATGCGCTTAGGCGACGGCATCGTTGATGTTGAATTAGACAAAGAACACTATGAAATGGCAATCAATCAAGCACTGATTAAGTATCGCCAAAAAGGACAAAATTCTGTAGAAGAAAGTTACGCAAGTTTACAGCTTCTACCGGAAACACAAGAATACATACTGCCTAAAGAAGTACAAAACGTTAGAGCAATTTATCGCCGGGGTATCGGTAGCGTAACAGGAACAACAGCAAGTCAATTTGAACCGTTCAGTTCTGGCTACTTGAACACTTATATGTTAGTAGCCGGTCGTGTTGGCGGCCTGGTAAACTACGAACTGTTTGTGGACTACCAGAAACTAGCGATGAAGATGTTTGGCGGTTATATGAACTTTACATTTAACCCAGTAACAAAGAAACTTACTATTATACGTAAGATGCCTTTCCAGGGTATAAACCCTCCCTTAGATCAGCAAGAGTCTGTATTGCTTTGGTTATACAACGTCAAACCAGATCAAATGATTTTCAATGACACTTATGCGTTTCCTTGGATACAGGAATATGCTTACAGTTTTGCCAAACGCATTGTAGGTGAAGCACGTAGTAAATTTAGCAGTATTGCCGGCCCACAGGGTGGCACTACAATGAATGGCGATGCTTTAAAGCAAGAAGCCACGGCCGAAATGGAAAAGCTAGAAGACGAATTAAAAACCTACATTGATGGCTCGGTTCCACTAACTTGGGTAACGGGATAAGTATTACTATGAAAATTACAGAAATTATTGTTGAATCAAGATTGCCTTTGGACCAGGTTTCTGCAACCCCTGGTATGAAAATTCATAAAGAGTTACAAAGTTCAGACCCGTATAATTCTTACAAGTTTGGTGTAAACTTAGCCGGCGCCCCGGAGTTCCACCACCCACCCGATTTAGAAGGTCCAGCTGGGCAGGCATTGGTTACAGTTGCCTACACAGATGCTTGCGAAGCCATCATTGATGCTACAGAAAAAGCCCACGGTGTATCGAGCAAACGTATTAGCCCACGCGGAAGCCAAGAAGCCGCTGACGTACACAAGGTTAGTCCGCACCGTTCGGTTGGCCCGATTGCACTTAACCGTAAATCCAAAAAATAATTTGACTTAACCAGCAATTTATGTAATAATGCTCTTACTAACTAAGGGCATTTTTTATGATCATCGGTATCTGCGGATTTATTGGTAGCGGTAAAGACACTATAGCTGACTATTTGGTTAACTTCCACGAGTTTAGACGTGATAGTTATGCCGGAACTCTCAAAGATGCTGTAGCGGCTGTATTTAACTGGGATCGTGAGCTATTAGAAGGACGCACCAAACAAGCCCGCGAATGGCGAGAACAAGTAGATCCCTGGTGGGCCAACCGCTTGAACATGCCTACCCTAACCCCTAGACTAGTACTACAGCTCTGGGGAACGGAAGTGTGCCGTAAAGGGTTCCATGACGATATTTGGATTGCTAGTGTAGAGAACAAACTGCGTACCAGCCGGGATAATATTGTTATTAGCGATTGTCGTTTCCCTAACGAAATTAAAAGCATTAAACAGGCCGGCGGCAGAGTCATCTGGGTTAAACGAGGAGAATTGCCTAGCTGGTATATTATGGCAGGCAAAGCCAATACAGGTGATATAGTAGCTCAGGCCAAACTCAAAGAGCTTGGTGTACACATCAGTGAAACTGCCTGGGTAGGCACAGAGTTTGATGCGGTCATTGACAACAACGGTAGTATTGATGATCTATATACAGCAGTTAAAAGTCTGGTACAATAGGGGCAGGTTTCCACGCAACCTTGGATTTATACAGCTCTTGCTGACAATTTAAACAAACAGTTTTATAGTTAATCCAATTGTTATTCTTTAAATTCCCATCGACATAAAACACATTAGACTGTGATGCTAACTTAAATTTAAAGTTACACAACTCACAACGATCCTTCTTTTTATAACCTGATTTAACCCATGCCGGTGCTTCGGGTTTATTTTTCCTGCCAGACCTAATACAACCAGCACAACTATTTCGATAGTGTGTTATACCTTCGCGGATATAGTTAACAGCCACAGGGTTTTTGGTACATATAGGGCATAAATCACGTTTCAGCATATAGCTATTTAAGTCAAACCTTCCCAAAGGCTCCTGTAAACGGCATCATTTTGAACCTTTAGAATAAATAACTTTAACATGTATTATAAAGGAAAATAACCATGGCACTAGTATCCCCAGGAATTCAAATTTCCGTAAACGATCAGAGTCAGTACGTTAACAGTAACGTAGGATCTGTACCATTAGTAGTACTAGCAACAGCTCAAGATAAGACCTATAACGGCCAAATGGCTACAGGAACTACTAAAGCAAATGCTGGAAAATTAATGAGCTTTACAAGTCAACGAGACTTAGTAACAGCGATGGGAACACCTACTTTCCAACTTAGCGCCGCTGGCACACCATTACACGGTAACGAACTAAACGAATACGGTTTGTTAGCCGCTTACTCGGCATTAGGCCTAACTAACCAGTTATATGCTATCCGCGCCGACATAGATTTAAATCAATTAACAGGTACAAGTAACCGCCCAATTGGTATGCCAATTGACGGACAGTATTGGTTAGATACTGCCAATAGCGAATTTGGTCTATACGAATTAGCAACTAACGCAACAACGTTAGCACAAGGATTTTCCCATATTGATCCTTTGGAAATTACAGATTCAAAACAAGTATCAAACGACAATGCTTATGCTTATGCCGTTCCAACTCCTCTTGCTAGTGTGGGACAAGTTGGTAGCTATGCTTTAGTTCTAGTTAATACAGACGGAACAACAGCAACTACAATTCGTTTGTTTTACAAAGCAACATCAACATCGGTTGCTGGATTATCTAATTCTTGGGTACAAGTTGGTTCTACTGCTTGGCAAAAAACTCGCCCAGTGGCAACTGGTACTACTGCCAGCCCAACAATTCCGTTAGGAAGTATTTTAACTTTTGCTAACTACAGCCCAATTACAACTACAA